ATCCTCGACTGCGTCTAGCCAGCTTTGCACCTGTGCGACACGCTTCTGTATCATCAGGTACTCAGCTATCAGGGAAGCCTGTGGTATTCCTTTCACTGTACTCAGCACCGCCTCGTCTACGATGGCTTGTCCTGTCTCAGTAAATTGCTTAGGCTTCCAGCCAAAGTACTGGAGGTATCGTCCTATCTGCTGTCGTGAACCAAGGTTAAACTCTGGGTAGTCAAGACGGCTGAAGGGAGCTACTGCGGTAGTCCACTGTTCGCCTAGAAATTTAAGCCCAACAACCGAATACGCACCATCTTTCTTAATCTTGGGGGTAATCTCTTTGACAAATGTCGGTAACGGTTTGAAAGTCTGATGCACTTCGTCTTCAAGGTCATTCTTCTTCTCCTTCAGTTCTGCTAGTAATACGAATGCTTTCTCTTGATCTAAGAGCCAGCCTGTTTTAATCTGCTTTGATATAATGCTTTGTACTTGGTGTTCCAAGCTAATGCTTTCAGCTCCAAAATCTGCAAGGTCAAGAAGTAATCTCTTGTACACCAGCACATTAACATTAACGTCTTGCTTGCAATAGTCCACCATATCCTGCGAATAATTATCCCAGTCATCATGGTCTCCTTTAGATTGATTAAGTCTGTCACCCCAGTTACGGAGAGAGTGACCGCCCTCTCGTGAAGGGTTGGCCAGTCTCGACATGACTAATGTGTCGGTAACCTTGCACTTACTAAAGTCTGTACCCAGCAGCTCCTCAAGGACAGGGATGTCATAGTCAATGATGTTGTGACCTATGATCTCACACTCTCCAAGACCTGCAATGTAGTCGTTGAACGCTAGTAACGAATCACCTGAGAACGTATGCGTCTCACCGGTGTCCAGTTCCGTAGCTACAATTACCCAGACCTTTGTAGGCTTAAGGCCGTTAGCTTCTATGTCGAATACGATTTGCATTAGAACTCCGCGTTATCTCCTGTAGGACAGGCTGTCTCAATCATGCGGCCTGACTCCTTATCGTAGTACAGGTAACACGCGGGGCCAGTCAGACCTACAAACCTATTCTTCAATACACGTACCGTGGTGGTGTTGCGTATCTCAGGGTCAACGTGTTGTTGGTCACGCTCCAAGCCAATCACAATATCACTGAGCTGTGCGATGGCCGCAGAACCACGTAGCTCACCCAAGCTAATCTTACCACCGTCCTCGTGTGCCTTGGCACCGCTGGGTCTGCGAAGGTGTGATACTAGGAATAGCCCTACACCTGTCTCCTGAACCAGCTTGCGGAGGTTAGTCATAATACTGTCGATAGCCTTACGCTCGTCACCGTTGTCCTGATCGCTGACCACGATGCTCAGGTGATCAAGGATAATCCACTTGCAGTCCAGACCTTTAGCCATGTATCGTATACGGCCTAACAGATCGTCCTCGCTTGTGCTACCCCAATGATCTAACAACTGTAACTTATCTAAACCAAACGTCCTTTCCCAGTAACCACGCTCTTCCTCTATTGATACCCCTGCTCGTACCTCTGGTACGTGAAGTAATTTGTTAGCCTCCATAGACATAATACCTAACGTAGTCTTAGGTATGTCTTCCTCCAGAGCTAGGATGCCGATGTTGTCTTCCGTGTTCTTCAATAGATAATACTCAAGCTCTCGCATGATCTGGCTCTTACCCATTCCTGACCCTGATGTGATGGTCACTAACTCCTGCGGTCTAAAGCCGTAGGTAAAAGCATTCAAGCAGTCCCAAGGATAGGGTATGGACTTGACATCCCTCTTCTCTTGAAGTAAATCCCAAGTATCTAAACCTGAGACAATACCGTCCGGTCTAAATGTCTTAGCGTTCCACCACTCCTTAACAAACGCCTGCACCTGATTGCTCTTAAGCATATCGCCTGCATCCTTGGCTGGCAGTGTGACATTCTTGGCCTTGTTGGGGGTGAACAGATTAAGCACCGACTTGGCTGCCTCCTGTCCCGGCTTGTCGTTGTCAAAGCAGATCACCACATTGTCAAAGGTCTCAAGCCACTCTAGGTTCGCTTTGATGTCTTTGGCTGCTCCGGCTGCACCTGATCTGATGGAGACGACTGGCCACTTTCCGTCGAACATCTCGTTGACAGCAAGTGCGTCCGCCTCGCCTTCTGTGATCGTGATGTACTTACCGCCCGTCTTGAAAGCCTGCTGGCCGAACAGCCCTGCCTCATTGAACTCTCCTGTTGCATAGAATGATTTAGTTTCGGTGATCCGCACCTTGGTTCCTGTCACCGCACCTGTGTCCTTGTTGTGGTACGGGTAGTGATGCTTGACAATTTGTCCGTCAGTGCCGTACTCTACTGTCACACCGTACCGCTGGCACGTTGACTGTGAGATACGTCTATCAGGGATTGCCGCTATGACACCTGTCATCTCTAATGACCTCGTTGGTTTGCGTTGTGTTACTTGTCCTATCTGACCGTTGCCATGTTCGTAATAGTTGCAGCCCCCAGAGAAGCAGACTGCATGACCATCACTATAACGAGCCAGATTGTCCGATGAGCCACACTTGGGGCATGGCTCATGTTGGACGAATGTTGACTCAACCGCCACTAGAAGTCCTCTCCGCCTTCCTGTTCAGCTACCTCAAGCACCTTGATCTTGTTCAGGTACGTGCTGGTGCCGTGTACAGGGTGTGGCTGGCCTTCTGCGTACATGATACGCACCTTAGAGCCTCGACCAATGCGACCCTTGAACGGGTTGCCCTCTGCATCCATCACCGGGACATCGTACTTGGTGCTGAACTTGCGCTGCTTGACTCCCTCGTACTCGCGGAGCTTGACACCAGCTTCGGACAGAGTGCCCGCTGTTGGTTCATCCAAGCTGAGAACCAGAGAGAACTTCCCGGTGGACTGACCCTGATACATCTCATGCTCGTCTAGGTTTTCAAATGCTACTAAGCCTTCTAATACTGCCATGGTTACTACCTCTATGTTATGACCCCTAAGGATCGTTTGGTTAATACTTTAAAATTAATCTTTAAAATTATCCCTTACTACCTGAGTATTATATCAAGTATTTAAGAGAACGTCAAACTCTTTCTCGCTTAATTGCCCAAAGCTGTCATGCATGGCCTCATCGCTATGAGACAGGCAGATATTACACAGGTCTAAGTGTATCCCGGTCTCCTTATCGACCTTCTTTAGTTCATACTCGTTCAGGATAACGTCACACGCTTTGCATCTACTCATCTTGGAATACCTCTCTGTATTGTCTAGTCATATCGTCATAGGGGTTGCTGTAGTACTCGTCTCGCATCTGCTTTGTGACCCTCTGTGTTAGCTCTGAGAGCGTCATACAATATACCTGATACTCGACTAGCTCATCGACCATAACGTGCGCCTGTGGCTCAATCCAGTCGTTCTGGGTGTACTCATAGCCCAGCATCTCCTCTTTGATTCTACTCATAGTAGTCATCCTCAATTGTGTTGTCTAGTGCCGGGTCTTCCAGCGTCAGTGCAGTATACACCAGCCAAGCCACAAAGGAAACAAAGAAAGCACCGGCTATTGTAAATAAAATCATTCGTAAACCTCCTCATAAACCCGACCGTATGATACCAGACACAGGGGCAGATGTAAAATGACTCCTTGGAATGGCATGGTCTCTGTCTTGCCTGTGTTTGTATTGTAGACCCAAACCGGGCGACTGTCTGGGAACTCAAGATCAAAACCTACACCCAGTCTGTACTCTACGCTTAACACTCTATTAAATATTATCATTGGTTTTCGCCTGTTGTTTTTCCAGCCATTTGTCATCGCCTATTATATCCGCCAGTGCCTCGTCAATCTCCCATTGCTGCATAGGTGGATACTCATCGTCATCTAATAGATGTTCGTCTCCGTGGTACTCGTTGTTTTTCATATAAAATACTCCAATATGTTGTTAGTCATCAGCCAGAACACGCCTTTGTGTACCGCTATCACAAGGGCTGTCAGTGTAGACCAGCCCACTACCTCCGCTATGATATTATCCATGATGTCACCCCATAGCCTATAAAGAAACCCACAGTGAAACCGATTGTACACCACTTGGCGTACCAGTACAAGTCATTCATTGGTCAGGCCCTCGCTCTACCATTAGCTGCAGCGCGGCTGCCCGGTCATCGTCCAAACTGCGGATCAAATCCTGCAGCACCTGCGTTTTGACCTCATTAAATAAATTATCAGAGCTGACCATATTGTCCAGCTGTGCCTGCAGCTCATCTATCCAATCACCTGCCCGTTGAAAAAACTCAGGGGCATCGCCATTGTGTAGTGCTGTTCTGGTGGTACTTATCTCCACCCAATCGTCCCATTTGCTCATTACTCCGCCTCCTTTGGCATTTGTTCCGTGATTGTATCACATAAATCTAGCGCCTGCTGCATTAATTCCTGTGCCTGATCCTCGCGTCCAGACACCAGCATTACCGCCATTAGTTCAAGTTTAAATCTGATTACCTCGCCTTTGGTTTTCATTATGCCACCTTCTCTGTTAGATTGGAAATAAACTCTGGGCTACGTGTCTCAACATCAGCAAACACACCTTGCAACCATTTGTTAATATGTCGTGTTGTGGTTTGTGAGTACCATTCGCTAGTTTTAACATATTGACCAGACGGGAGCATCGCCGTCCAGCTCAGTCATGTTACTACCTAATTGCTTAAGTTTCATCTGTATTGCCTCTATTGGTTTAGTTGGTTTAATAATGCCCACTATAGGCTAGTGGACATGATAAATCAACTACTTTAAAAATCTTCCTTGAGTATACGTCTAGCTTCAACCGCATCGCGAGATCGTAGGGCCTCGCATAGTTCCTCGCTTTCAAGTGCTATTTGTGGGTCTATGGAATAAAAACCGCATAGCTCTATAAATTCTGATTTACTCATTACTCTATTGCTCCCAATGTTTCCAGCATTTCATATGCCTGCTCCAGCGCTTCTTGTTCTGTATCAATACCGTAACAAGTGAAGCAATGATAGTCTACCCATTCGCCACCAACAGGCGTTTGTAGGTTAAATGTTGCTGATTCGTTCCACTCTATGCGGATATGTTCGCCGTTGTGTTCCAGTTCCCAATGTTTCATTTTAAATTACTCCCATCATTTGTAGGTTGACCCATATTAACACGGTGATTCCTAGTATTGCAAACGCTATGCTGTCGCCGTATGTCATCTTGTGTACCTCTGTGTTGTTGTCTTGATGGGGCCATTGTATCAACCTGTGCAACCCTGTCAACAACTATTTGCAATTAATTTACCCTTTGTCGCATATAGATAAATCATGTCGCTATCTGATAAGCCTACCTTTTATACTATGTGTGCGCGTGTGAATACCACAGTACAGAACTTGTGTCAACCTGTGGATTCAT